TGACCAACCAATCCAACATTCATATTAAAGTTTGCAGCTAATGATGCAGAATCTCCTAGTGTACCACCAATGCCTTGCTGAATAGCTAGAGTTTCTTTTGCACCAAATTGTAATATCTTTGTGAGTCCTGTAAATATTGCGACAGCAGCACCTGCTTTTGTATTGAACTGTCCCATAAACTCATCAATTTGTTGTTGTAATTCTACAGCTTTTGATCTTTGTGTATTTAGTTGGCCTTCTCTAAACTGCTGCTTTCTTAGGTTTCTTATTTTATCTTCTGCTATGTCTAACTGTCTTAATTGTTCATCTGTTGCTTGTCCGTCTAAGATCAAAAGATCTCTTGTCATCATAATTTCTACTTGCAACTTACCTAAGTCAGCTGTTGCTAGAGCTGATTTATCTTTTGACATTGCAGCAATATCCTGCTCTATAGCTAAATAAGATTCTAGTCCTCTTGCAAGATCAGTCCCACCTTTACCTGTAGATTGTAAATCTTCTAGTGAAAGAGATATAGCTGCTATAGCCTCAGCAGATTCTGCACCTACTTTAGCTAGATCTCTTAAGTTCTTTTCTACATTTGAGTCTGATAATTTCTTAAAACTTGTTGATGCTTTATCTGTCTTTTTTGCTAATTCTGAAAAGCTTTCAATGAGTGCTTCAGTTTTACCTTCTGTTGTAACTAGCTGTGCTTCTAAGCCTTTGAGGTCTGATTGAAGTGCTTTATACGCTTTTTGCTGGTCTTTGGTGAGAGTCTCACCTTGCATCATTTGATTGTCTAACTTAGCAATATTCTCTTTTACTTTTGCAATTTGTTTTAAAGTGCTAAGCTCTTCTCGACTTGCTGCAGGCATTTATTCTTCCTACTTTAGGCCTCTAAGCATTCTGTCTATTCTAGCTCTATCTTTAGAAGACATTTTTGCTATTTGTTGTTGAACGGCCTTTTTGTTTGATTTAACTTTTTTGTCTATCTTTCTTAGATCAGACGCTATCTCATTGTCTAGTTGTGTAACTTTATTTGCAATCTTTCGAGCCTTTGCATCATCACCTTTGAGGCGTGAGATTATATACCCACCTATTAAACCAGCTACTGCTGCTCCAAGTACTGATTCATCTATATTTTTAGTATTCATCGCAAAACTCCTATTATAAGATTATACAGTTATAATTATCGAGTTTTCGGATTATTAGCCAGGTCTTTGTATATTTGGACCAGGTCTTGCAGTAGCTTTTTTGATCTGGTCATTCTCTGCTTTTCTAGCTTTTACTAACTTGTCAGTATAGAATTTTCTTAAATATACAGGCATCTCGTACACATCACCGAATGTAAATGCGCCTTCACTGTAGTATACGAGGCTAAATATTGCATCATGTACTATCGGCTTATATTCGGGATCTACCGGGAAGGCCAGAAGAAATTTGTCTGTATAGGTAATTCTACTTCATCTGTAGTCTTACATCCTCCACATATAAAATATGTCGTGAAGTCTACATCTGGAGAAATATTTGCATAGTGTTCTCTAAAAGCTCTAGAATCTACAGCAAAAAACTCATTGTTAATAAAGTTATTTATTGTCTCTGGACTATTGTCACCATCAACAGAAATCAATTGATACCTTAATCTTGATGTAATTTCTCCTACAGCTCTTATTCCTGCACTTCTCTGTCTCTCTATTTCTTTAAGAACTTCTTTTTCATCACCTTGTGTGAGTAATTTAAATTCAAGTTTTCTTTTAGAATTAGGAAGCTCAAATTCAAATTTATTTCCTTTTGAAAATTTAGACTCATCTATCTCTTTATATTTGTAATGTGCCAAATCGAAGTCAGTATCTTCTTTTTCACCACAAGCTTTACAAGTTATTTCTGCCTTGTATTCTTTTCCGTATCCAAGTATTCTTGTTGCTAACATGATAGCATTTTTGTCTCCAATAATAATATCATCAAAATTAACTTTTGTAACAACAACAGACTTTAGTAATTCATCTATAACAGTGCCATCTTGTATAAGGCTAAGTGATGTCAGAATATCTTCTTCTCTAGCTGTCATGTACTTTATTTCTATTTTTCCACTTGCCAGTGGATGTCCTTCTGAGTACACGAGTCCCTTACTCGGCAGATCCACTACTTCAGTAGGGAACCTACTCTCTTTTTTGTTTGTAGACATTATAACTCCTTAATTTAGTTGTCTTACATAACTAGTTGTGAACTAACTTTAACATCAGAATGCCACAACGGAAGTCGAAGCAGTTCACTGTAAATTTTTGATTAGAACTGTAGTACAGCGTAATCGTATCTGAGTGTCAATTCAATATTGACTGGCTCATTTGCAGACCAATCAAGTGTACCGAAGTTAGCCTGTTGGATATAAGTTCCAACTAATTGCCATTCTTCTACTATATCACCTACAGGTCCAAGAACATTAAATGTTACGTTTTTCTTATAAAAATCTGAGTATCCATCACGTCCAGTTACAGATTCATGTGATAATCTTATCCATTCCATTGTTGCTTGTGCAGCAGAAGGAACGACTGGATCATACATTGTTATTGTTAAGGGCTGCCAATCGCCTTTCCCTTTCACATAACGTTTTACGTTGATATGATCTAACGTGATGTCTTCGAAGTTAATTTGGGGTCTTGCAGCTGCTTTAATTGTATATGCTGGAATTCCCTCAATATACATAATGAAACGATTTTGAACTTTTGGTTCAAATTGCGTGAACATTATATCTGTCGGATCTATCAGCTGTGGCATTCTATTTCTCCATTAAAGGTTTTATTACATTCAGTAATAAATATCGTGAACTCAGGAAAAATACTGTATAAAAGAAAAAAGCCCAGAGGATTAGTCTGGGCTTTTTAACTGTTTTTCAACTAGGTTTAGTTAAAAGTTGCTCCTGAAGGTTGAACAACAAAGTCTAGAACAATAAATTCTACAGACCTTGCGGGCTGTATAAATATCTGTCCTACCAGCTGATTTCTATCAATCACATCTGGTGTGTTGTTACTGTCATCCATTACAACTCTAAAACCAGTGAGTCCCTGATTTGCTTGTACAGAGTCAAGATAAGGATTAACTATATTTAAGAACCTTGCTCTTGTTGCAACTGTATTGTTTTCAAACAATAAGTAGCGTGAAGAACTAGCAATAAATTTCTTAAGTCTAATTAATAGCCTACGAACATTGATTCTGTCTAGCGCAGAAGGCTTTGATTGAAGTGTTTTTTGACCAAAAACAACAACGCCTTGACCTGGGAATGAAGCAATAGGATTGATCCTATTTTCATAAAGCAGATCTCTTTCAGCGTGTGTTAATCTTGTTTTAGCTTCTAATACACCTCTTAAGCCACCACGATTTAAACCAGCAGGTGCAAACCATTCGTGTGCAACTCTATCATTCTGAGCTATCACACCAGGAATTACCACTGAAGGTGGAACCCATATCGGCAAGTTAACTGTATCATCCAATAATTTAACCCAAGGATAATAAGTAGCAGCATAGTTTGTGTCAACACTAGTAACAGTATTAACAGCAGTTGTTATGCCATCACCCCAACCTACAGAGTCAAATACATAAAATGCGTCACCTCTATCTTGTACTATTTGTTGTGCAAGATTTATTGGGCTTGGATGTAAACTATATATCAAGCCAGGTGTTGCAAGCATGTTAATATCGAACTCATCAGCATTGCTTACAGCTTTTATAGCTCTTTCATAAGCTTTAGAACCACTAGCTGTTGATGTAGAACAATCAAATCCCTGTTGGTTTGTTGCTATGATATTCTTACCTGTGTTCTTCTTTTTGTTAGGATTAGCTCCATCAAATCCACCTTGTAGAGGTACAAAGAATTTCCTCTGTGCTACATTTGATTTTGCCAAACTAACTTCAACAGATGAAGATGCGAATGTTGTTGAACCTCCGAACATAGAAGCAGTTGCTTTATCGTCACCAGTCATATCATCTAAACTAAATGATGGGTTGTGATAAACAGCTGCATCAGTTGCTAGCGGCATCAAGTAACTTCTATTGTCTTCTTTTGAAAAATCAAATCCGTAGAAGATGCTAGTATCATACTGACTTGTTGTTGCGCTTACCTGTGATGTTGTAAAAGTGTTAGCAGGAAAGTGAGCATTAGCACTATTGTCAATTGAAGCTGACATTGGAAATTTTGCAGCTGAGTGTCCGTAAGGTACAAGGCCTTTTGCAAAAGCTCCTTCATTAAGTGTTGCACTTCCTGTTATGAAAATATACTTAGATAAGTTTGGCCATTCTGCATCACCATTATACACAACTTTACCGTCTGCGTCAACGGAAATCCATCTTGTTCCGATTCTTCTGCAGAGAAAGTTTGTTGACTTCGGATCTAAGTTTAAGTTATCAAACTGCTCAACAATCTCATCATCAACTGTTGCGAATGTTCTTTGATCAATTTTTCTAACTTGTAAACTAAAAGTTCCGTAATCAGAGCCTGGTACTTCAGAAGCCTGCTTTACGTTTAGTATACCTATCTTAAAATATTTGTTTGTTTCAGTTTCACCATCATGTCTTAAAGCAACTTGGAATAGTGATTCTGCATTTCCACTCTGCTTTTGACTTAAAATTGAAGGCGTAATAGCTTTCTTATAGTCTTGCAAGAGGTTTAATGTAGAAACAGATCCTGTTACCGCAGCAGCTCCTGATACATTATTTGTAGCAGCTGTTGGGAATTGCTTATAGATATAAAACGGTGAGTCTGAACCTTGCGCTTTTGTTGATATTGGATTATCGCTAAAAACGTCTTTGTAATACATGTTACTAGATGCAACAAAAGAAGCAGATGTCTGATAACTTCCAGACGTCACTGTAAAAGCAGCTGATGTACCTGAAACATATGTCCCAGCAAGAGGTGTTGATTCACCTTCTGTGAGATTGTTAGGGGCCAAGACAAGCAGTATCTGTTTTTGATATGTGTCTGGATTGCCTGTTACAGCTTTATCAGCAGCAATTTGCACAACGTTCGTAGAATAGCCTCCTATTCCTAATACACGAACAATTGATACAGTTCCTGCGCTTCTTAAATATTCTCTAGCAGTAATTGGGACGTAAAATCTCTCGTCCAAAGATCCAAACATTTCTTCAAACTCTTGAAAATTACGAATAATTGTCGGAACAAAAGCAGGACCTTTTTTAGTAGGTCCAATTAATGCAGCACCAATTTCAGCAATTCCTTGAGGTAAGAAAGAGAGATCTTTTTCACGAGTAAATACGCCTGGTGAGACGATTCTCTCTGCCATTGAATTTCTCCGTTAAGTGTTTTTTAAGAGTACAATTTAAAAATAAATATGCATTTAATGTTTCAAAATGCATTTAAGTTGTCTAACCGTCTGCTGGTTCGACTTCAGATGCTTCAGAAGCTTCTTGTGCTGGTGCTGGTGTAAAAACGCCTGTTTCAGGATTTAAAGATCCTGGGCCGTATTTATCATTCAACTCTTTTGCAAGTTCTTGCTCTTTCGCTGTAAGTTCATCTAATCCACTCATCAGTGCATCTTCAGTTTCAATCAATCTCTCAGCATTCTTTTCATGTGCAATTTGCTGCATTTTAAGGCCGCCTAACTGCATCTGAACACTTTGATATTGTTGTTGTATTTCTTGAAGACCCTTTAGTTCATCTTCTGTGAATTTAATTTCTGACATTTCTGATTCTCCTTATAACGTTTAATTTAATAATATATATACAATAAAACTTTCAAAAACTAGTTTTTATTCTAGTTATTTATTTTTTTAAATCTAACATCTATCTTATCATAATTGACTACATAATATCCGTCATCAGCAACACGGACACTGTCTTCTAATCCCATCTCTAATAAGTCTTGTGCCATAACACCTTCCCAATGATATGAAACTTTTGGGTATTTTTTAAAATTAAAAGTATAAATCGGTATATTAGATTTACTGTGACCGATTAGATTTATGTTTGTTTTTAGTCTCCTATCTGACTTTACAGCATCATGGTCATAAGAATAAAATTCTGACATTTGATGTGGTGGACTTCCATCTGGCCTGTTTTGTGATGGGTTATTAGATGAATTAATTGTTGCAACTGTTCCATCACATAGCTCTTTTAATGACACATTTGAATACACATTACCACCAGTATAGTCATTAACGAGTAATTCATTTTGTATTTTCATTAATATTAAAATACCGCTACTTGGAACTGCCATCTCTTAACTCCTTTACTTGTTTTTTAAGTTCGTCAATTTGTTCTTGTTGTTCTTTGACAGCTTCAATTAATACTGCAGTTATTTTATCATAGTCTATTGTCTTATACTTTTTGCCACTCTTATCCATCAATGGCATTTCTTTTTCTCTTACTACTTCAGGAATTACTTTTTCTATTTCTTGTGCGATAAGACCTATGTCTCGTTGACCCTCTCTTCCACCATCATTCCAAGTAAATTCAACACCTCTTAAATTCTTTATTTTATCTAAACCAAATTTTATCGTCTTAATATTGTCTTTTAATTTTTTATCAGAAACAGATGTTGAAAATGAAATAACATCAGCATCAGCATGGAAGTCACCATTGTCAGCAAATAAGAAATCTACGGAATTATTAGTAATTACTTTTATACCACCATCATGAAAAAATCCATCGTTACTGGTATTAAATTGAAAAGCTGGAACTGATTCTGAGCCGTTTGGTCCATTGACAGAAGTTGATGCATCAAGTATTGGAGCAATAACATTCATGCTTTGAAACCTTGCTTCAGCATTTGTAACATCAAATTGTAATTTAGCATTTGTGTTTACTCCGTCTACATCACCTATTGTCAATCCAGGAGTTCCATCACCTGCAATATCAGCGGAATTATATTTCATGTATGTATTTCCAGAGCCGTCTTCAAAGTCAATGCTATTAGCTTTTAAGTGACCGAATGAACCAGTTGATGTTGCTGAGCCACTTATATCGCCACCATTAGCTAATGTTAAGTCACCAGTATTAGAAAGTCTTAAATTGTTTGTTGTATTACTACCAAAAGTAAATCCAAAATAAGCATTACCACCCGAAGAAGCTATATACAAATCATCGGAACTATCCTTTATTTGAATACCAGCATAAGTATCAGTTGATTCAAATAATGCTACTGCGTCTGATGTAGCTGAGTTTACAGATAGTCTAACACTAGGACTCGTTGTGCCGATGCCAAGATTACCGCTTTCAACCAACCTCATTTTTTCTGAATTGCTAATATCCCATCTATGATAACCATTCGCTACATTATTAAAGTCTGCAGAATATTCTAATCCAGCATCTCCACCACCTATAATT